TTTTAAACCTTTTATTATGCTCATAGATAAATATTCCTTGACTATTGTACTATTTATATGTTATAAAGGAGTTAATAATGACTTATAGTGGCAGATACATACCGAAGAATAGAGAAAAATATAGAGGTAATCCTTTAAAGATTATTTATCGTTCTATGTGGGAAAGACGATTAATGGATTATTGCGATAAAACAACGAAGGTAATTGAGTGGGGAAGTGAAGAAATAGCAATACCCTACACATCACCTGTCGATGGTAGATTGCATAGATATTTTCCTGATTTTTATATGAAGGTAAAACAAAAAGATGGTTCAAATAAAAAATTCATTATTGAAGTAAAACCAAAATCACAACTTAAACCACCATCAAAAAATCCCAAAAGAAGAACAAAAAGATGGTTATCTGAGGTTCATACATATGCAGTAAATAGAGCAAAGTTTGACTCTGCAACGGAATACTGCAAAGATAGAGGATATGAATTTAAGATATTAACGGAAGACCACCTAGCACCCAATTATAAATAATAGTAGGATATAAATATGGCAGTTTCAAAATACATACAATCAGTACAAAAAGCAGCTGGGGGTAGACCTAGAAGCACTGAATGGTATAAAGACAAGATTAAAGAGTTTGGTACCCCAGGCGCACAACAACTTATTAGAGACGGTAAAAGAAAAAGAACTGTAGAGTTTGGTAAACTCAACATGTTTTTCTATGACCCAAAGTTAAAAGCAAAACTACCTTACTATGATACTTTTCCTTTAATACTTCCTATAGAACAATACAATGATGGGTTCTTAGGAATTAACTTACATTACTTGCCTATTCCTCTTAGAATTAGATTATTAGATAGATTGATTGACTTTTCATCTACAAAAGATTTGACAAAAAAAACTAAAATACAGGCAGATTATCAGAGATTAAAAAGAGTAAGATTAATCAAACCTACACTAAAGAGGTATCTAAATACTAGAGTGAAGTCTGATTTTCGTCTTATAGATGCTGACGAATGGACTGTTGCAACATTATTGCCCGTTGCAAGATTTAAGAAAGCATCAACAAATGAAGTCTGGCGAGACTCAAGAAAGATGATATAATATGTCTAAAAGAATGGATATATCGGATGATACTGCTGTATCAATGCCAGTAAGAAATATGCTCGCTATAATTGCGGCAGTGGCACTTGGAGCATGGTCATACTTTGGTATGTTAGAGCGTCTAAATATATTAGAGACTAAAGCAGTATTGGCAGAAAAAGATTTGCAATCTCACATAGAGAGATTAGAAAACGATTTAACAAAAAATACAGAGTTTAGAATTAAATGGCCAAGAGGAGAAATGGGTACTTTACCTGCTGACTCCGAGCAATACATGCTCATCGAAGACCTTTACAAGACGCTTGAAAAGGTAGAAAAACAATTAGAAGATATGATGCATAATAAAGTTAACATAAACTTTATAACAAAACAATTAGAAAAAGCCTTAGAAGATATTGAAGAATTAAAAGATAAGGTTAGAATAAACGGAAACGGACATTCGAAAAAGGAGTAGATATGATAGAAGTAGTAGTGGCTCTTTTGATGATAATGAATGGCGAAATAAAAGAGCATAGAATACAAGAAAACATGGCCATATGCCTCAAGGGTAAAAGAATAGCTGAAAGACAACCAACAATGTCTGTAAGGTATCAATGTATAAAATCAAAGGCAGAGCTTGAGGTAAACATAGATGGTTCTAAAGGAATCAAAGCAATAATATTGGAAAAAAATTAAAATGGCAAGAAGCAGTTTACTAGATGGGTTTGCATACGGAGTACTAAATGAAATCTTAGCAGGTTTTAGAAGTCAAGATGGTTATGCTAGACCTACAAAGTATGAAGTAATAATTACACCACCAAGTGGTTATAGAGGTTCTGGTGGACAAGCGGCCAGTTCAAATATATTTGGTGCAAGCTTGCAACAAAAAGGAACAGATTTAGTAAGAAGAGTTTCTATGGAAACAACACAGGTTTCATTTCCTGGTATGACTTTAGAAACGCAAGAAGATACAAACATTTATGGTCCTGTAAGAAAAGTTGTTTCAGGTCAAACTTTTGCAGAGCTTAGTACAAGTGTTAGAGTATCATCAGATTTTAGAGAAAGAAATTTCTTTGATGATTGGCAAAGAATAGCTGCAAATAGAACAGATTTTTCAGTAGGATATTATGACGATTACGTTGGAACTATGCAAATATTTCAACTTGATAAGAATGATAGAAGAAGACATGGTGTAGAGTTAGTAGAGTGTTACCCATCAACAGTTGGAGAACTACAAGCAGATTATGGTGTACTAAACTCTATTTACTTAATGCCTGTTACTTGGTCATATAGATATTGGAAAAATTTAACAGATGAGGCAGAATTGCCTAAACCACTTCTAGAAAGAATTGGCGATGTGTTTGTTAATACTGTTGAACGACAGTTAAGAAGTCGTGTTCCAGCAGTGTTAAGAAGACTATAATATTAATATATAAGGAGCGATAATTATGGCACTACCAAAACTGGCAACAGCTACATACGAATTAGAGTTGCCGTCAACAGCAGAAATTATTAAATATCGACCTTTCTTAGTCAAAGAACAAAAGGTTCTTATGATGGCTAGTGAAAGTAAGGAAGATAAACAGATAGTTGAAGCAGTAAAAAATATTATTAAAAGTTGTACTTTTGATAAGTTGGATGTTAATAAACTTCCAATGTTTGATATTGAATATATCTTTATTAAACTAAGAGCAAAATCAGTTGGGGAAACTGCTAAAATTTCAGTTACCTGCCCAGATGACAATAAAACACGAGCAATAGTCAATATTAATTTAGATGAACTTGACATGACAGTCAAAGATGATCATAGCAATAAGATAAATATTACAGACGATGTGAGTATTACTATGAATTATCCTTTAATTGATGACTTTAAAGATTTTGATAAAGGACAAGGTTCAACAGGATTTTTTGATTTGATTAAAAAATGTATTGATGAAGTAATCGAAGGTGAAACTATTCATAAAAGAATAGATTTTACTAACGAAGACCTTAATGAATTTATTGATTCACTTAATAGTGCTCAGTTGTCAAAGATTATGAAATTTTATGAAACGATGCCTAGACTTAGACATGTGGTTGAAGTTGAAAACCCTAAGACTAAGGTAAAGAGTGAGGTTGTAATCGAGGGCCTTGCAAATTTTTTAGCATAGGCCTCTCACATGACACGATAACGAATTATTTTAAAACAAACTTTGCGATGCTACAACATCACAAATATTCGTTGTCTGAACTAGAAGAAATGTGGCCATGGGAGAGGGAAGTTTATGTTAATCTACTTGCAGAGCATATAAAGGAAGAAAACAGAAAACAAAAAGAACAAGAAGAAAAAAATAGACATAGAAGGTAGAGATATGACAGATGAAATAAAAAAAACAGATCACCATCCAGCAGATACAAATGGTGATGGTCAAGTATCTGATAGAGAGCATGAAATGTATCTAGAGTTTAAGAGAAAAGAACTTGAAGATGCTGATGCTCGTAGAGACGCAATGAGATCAATGACATGGTTTGCATTGTGGGGTATGTTATGTTATCCAGCAGGTATTTTAATTACTTCAATGTTAGGATTTGAAAGTACGGCAAAGATTATTGGTGATATTGCACCTACATATTTTGTTGCCATATCAGCATTAGTTGCAGCTTATTTTGGTGCAAATGCATATACAGATAGTAAAAAAACAGATAAGAAAAAGTAATGTTCGATAGAATTGTATATACATCATTGAATTTTATCAGTACTGTATCAAGTAAAGTCTCTGTATGGAGTTGGCAAAAATTATGGAAGAGTAGAGACAAAGGTATTGGATATAAATACTTTAGAGGTAAAAACAAATGACAGCTGCAGTAGAAAACTTAATCACAACAATTAGAAGAAAAAATGCTGAAGAAGAAGCTAAGATTGTATCTCAAAAGAAACAAGAAGTCGTTAATCAAGCAAAACAAACAAAACAACTAGCAGATCAAGCAAAGAAGTCGCAAGGTGCTATTGATAAGTTTGTTGGTGATCTTAAAAAAGGTAAAAAGACTAAAGGTGGTGAAGTCATTGCATCTAGACTTAGTGGTGTAGAGAAAGATCAATTAAAAACTTTAAATAGTCAATTGGCAAGTGATAAACAATCAATTGCTCAGTTGGAACAACAAAATAGATTACAAGAACTCAATAACAAAATTCAAACAGATCAAACACAAGCAACTAGAGACTTGATCATGAGATCAAGAGGAATTAGTGAAAATGAACTAGCGGCTGAAGAACAAACAAGAGCAGAATTAAAAATGCAGAAACAAGTATTAGAACAAATGCTTGTTAGTGATACTATGACTGCTGAACAAATTAAAGGTACCCGTGAGTATCAAGAAAAAGCAACTGACATAGAAAGACAAGAAAGAAGATTAGAAGCTCGTGCTGATAGACAAGTACGAATGCAAAACATCAAACAAACAATGTCTTTACAGGGTATTAGTAAAGGTCTTGTTGGATTAAAAAGTGGTATTATGGGACTTGGTGGAAAAGCTTTAGGTGCAACAAAAGATGCTATGAAAAGTGCAGGTGGTGGACTGATGGCCATGTTAAAAACAGGTGGATTAGTTGCGGCCTTCTTTGGTTTAAAAGCATTCTTAGATAGTAAAATGTTTGAGAATTTAACAGAATTTATGAAATCATTAGCACCACAGTTTGAACTAGTCTTCGGTGGATTTAAAAAATTATTTCAAGGTGACATCATTGGTGGATTAATTGACATCTTTAAAGGTCTTGGACAAGCAATATATAAAATACTTGACTCGGCAGTAACAGGATTGTATAATGCAATTGCAAGGTACTTTGGATTAGAAGAAACTGATAGTGTCTTTGGTGCAATCATTAATGTATTCATGAAAATATATGAATTTTTAACACCTTTAATAGACATAATGAAGAAATATGTTATGGATATTTTTAATAGTATTGTTGGTGGAATAAAAAATATATTTGAAGGTATCAAAGGATTATTCTCTGGCGACTTTAGTATAGAAAACTTTGTTAAAATTTTTGGTGGATTATATGACATTGTGTTTAGTGGAGTAAGGGCTGCAATAAACATGGTAGCAGGTTTATTTGGATTTGATGGTATACCTGATGATTGGTCAATTACAGGTGCTCTCTTAACAGCAGTTGCAAAAGTAAAAGAGTTTTTTGCCAACATGTTTGCATTTGGTAGTGCTCTTAAAGATAAGATATTTAACATAGGTACAATATTTAAAGGATTGGCAAAAGGTGGTATAGCCGCAGTTAAAGCAATATTACCTGGTGGTGAAAGTCCTGGCGAAGCATTTAGAAGAGTATTTAATGAAGTTACTAAAGGTGATGATATAGGTTTAGAAGTTGCACCTGGTGGTTCAGCATCAGCAAATCTTGAAGCATCTGGTAATCCAATGGGTTATGATTTATCTACCGAAGAGGGCAAGGTTCAGTTTGCCAAAGACACAAGAAAATCAGATATTATTATTCAACAAAACCAAAATAATTCTAGAAACTCAAGTGTCACACAGGTTCAACAAACACCAGTTAAATCGCATGATGAAATAGCAAACTCATTGACAAATTCACATGCTGGAGTATATTAAAAATGAAAAAATCATTTGACGAATTATATGACGAATTAAACGAAGGTGTATATGACCCAAACATCTTTAAAGCAATATTTTTAGCAGGTGGACCAGGTTCTGGTAAATCATATGTTGCTGGAAGATCAGGTGTAATAGGACAAGGATTAAAATTAGTTAATTCAGATAATGAATTTGAATTTTTAATGAAAAAAGCAAAACTTGAACTAGACATGACTACTCAATTAGCAGACAAACAAGCAGGTCAAAGAGATTCAGTAAGAGACAAAGCAAAAAGAATGACCGCTAGTAAAAAAGATAATTATATCTCAGGTAGATTAGGATTAATACTTGATGGTACTGCTAGAGATTATGACAAGTTGTCAAACGAAGCAAAAGCATTACAACAAATAGGTTATGATACATATATGATATTTGTAAACACTTCTCTTGATGTTGCATTAGAAAGAAACGCAATGAGACCAAGAAAAGTGCCAGAAAGTATTGTAAGTAAATCATGGAAAGCTGTGCAACAAAACATAGGTAAGTTTTCACTATTCTTTAAAAAAGGATTTATTATTGTAGATAATAATGAAGTAAATGAAGACATAATGAAAGAAGTATCAAAACGAGTGAGATCATTATTGAGACAAAAAATACAAAATGGAAGAGCTAAATTATGGATACAACAACAACTAGACCTCAAAAGAAGATAAGAGTAATCTGTGTAAGAACTGGCAATAAGTTTGACCAGTGGTACGAAGACAATTACAAATACATGATCGATAAGTACTCTGGTTTGAAGTACGATGAATATGTTGTTATCAATGACAATGTGTATGAAGATGATTATGGTTGTTTTAATAAGTTGTTAATGTTCGATAGATACAGAGAAGAACATTATAGGAACATTTATTTTGACATAGATGTCATTATCAAAGGTGATTGTAATAAATTTCTCACAGACGAATTAACGGTATGTGATAGTCGCAGTTGGCAATCAGATGATTACTATAATAATCACTTGCAGATTTCAAGTGACATAGTATCTTGGAGTGGTGACTATTCTCATATACACTCTCAAGTTGCAGACAATTTAGATTATCATTATGTAAAATATCATAAGGGAATTGACAAGTATCTCTATGACGAACACAAACCAAAAAGACACCCATCAGGTTATTCTTCTATACAGACACAAACGAATCATGCCGAATCAGATGTTGTAATATTCAATCAACATTACAAAACTATGAAATTATCTGGTTGGTGGCACAAATACACAATAAATCAACCCAAAAACCCTTGATTTTCCTTGCTTTTTTAACCATAATTTAACCCTTGACTTAGGGGTAATAACCCTATATTATAGTTATATAAGATGATGAAAGAGGTTAATATGAAAACTGTAAAAGTCTATGAGACCGATAATAAACTTGGTTTCAATTACTATGGGACATTTATTACAGACCCATTTGTGTCTGAATGTTCTCGTTTTGTTCTTAATCCTGTAAAAGATTATGGGTTGACAAAGAAACAAACAAATGATATTATTAAATATAACCAACTAGATGAGGAGTTAATATAATGAGTAAAGTAAAACAGTGGGCAATGGATGTTGCCGAAAAAGCAGTTGATAAGATTATCAAAGAAGTTAAAGATAATGTAATTAACAAAAATGATGCAATCATGAAAATTATGGAGGTTGATAACATAGACCTACTTAGTATTGATTGGGATAATGTTGACGAAATTGTTGAAATGGAGTGTGCTTAATTGTCAATTCAATCTACAATACATTTAGTTTACGTTAGGTACTATGATGACCCAGAGGATGGTTATCCTTTTGGTAGTTATCATACGATCTTTAGAAATGTTAATATGAGACATTTACATAGACTTAATGACAACGACTTTAAGAAAAAAGTCTGTAAGATAATGGACAAGAAGTATAAAGAAACGGCAGAAAACTTTGCAGGTACTAGTGAAGTTCAAATAATGCATGGTTCGGAATACTACGAGACATACGAAGATAGATTTGGTGATGTCGCAGAAGGTGACAATACTTTATTTAATGATTATGGTCAGTTGTGGAATACAAGACAAGGTTTCAAATATGACTTTAACGAACAGATTACTAACAAATACAAACCAGAGAGGATACATGATAATTAATATAGGTGATACTATCGAAGATAAAAAAGGTAGACAAGGTGAGATAATCAATATCGGTATCGCAACAGAAAAAACTGATATTGCGGCTGAGAATGACACAAGTTTAAATGCACAAACTTATGATACAACATTAGGTTATGTTGGTGCAATTACATTTGGGTCTAATTGGTGTTACTTTGATCAAATCAAAGAAATTGTAAAAAGAAAACAAGACGACTTAGAGTAGGAATGTAAAATTGAATAAACTAGAAAAAAATCTTGACATCGTGACTAACTATAATTTAGTTACTGTGGAACATGTTGCTTTTGGAGGTGGTGGAAAAGTCGCCAATGTATTAGTGGATAAAAATTTATCTATTAATGAACAACTTGAAAAAGCATATATGTTAACACAAAACATTGAAGATGGTTGGTGGAATAACGAGAACGTCAAAAAGATAACTAAAAAAGATGCAGTAAGAAGCACCTCTATGGAAGATATAATGCACATCAATAACGATAAGTATGTGGTTGCCGCAGTAGGGTTCCAAAAGATCAACTAAATATAATATGCCTAGTAACATTATGATACAATTAACATTCTTGTTAATGTTTCTGTTTTTATTAACTTCGGGTTGCAGTAAACATATTGATTTCAACCCGTGGACTACATTAGTAAGGCATATAGTTGAATCAAATATAGAGAAAGATAAATGATTGGTATATTAACATTTTTATCAGCAATAAGTATTTCTGTCGTTGCGGCATTCTACTCTATTGTAGGACTTATGGCAATCTTCACAGGTGCTGCATTGGAGATCGCAGTTATGGGTGGAGTATTAGAGGTTGGAAAACTAGTTACAGCATCTTGGTTATATCAAAACTGGCGAAACAAACTTGTTAGTCTAGCACTAAAAACATATCTGTTTATCGCAGTAATAGTTTTAATCTTTATCACATCAATTGGTATCTTTGGTTTCTTATCAAAGGCACACTTAGAACAAGTTAATCCTACAAATAATAATGTATTATTAATAACACAACTTGATAATCAAATTGCATTTGAACAAAAACAAATTGATAGATCGCAGAATACATTAGATAGATTAGATGCAGCTCTTGACAAATATATTGATATGGAATATGTTACTAGAGGTCTTAAAGAACGACAAAAACAAGAAGACGAAAGAGAAGCACTTAATACAATTATCGCAGATGCAAATAAAAATATTATACAACTTAATAATCAGAAATACGAATTAGAAAGAGAAGTATTAATACAAGAGGCAGACGTAGGGCCCATAAAATATATTGCAGAATTAATATATGGTGATGATGCAAAAGACATGTTAGATCATGCCGTAAGAGCATTGATTATCATATTCATATTTGTGTTTGACCCTCTTGCAGTACTATTGTTAGTATCAGCAAACGTATCACTTAGAACATCACAACTTGCAAAAGAAGAAAAGAAACAAGACAAAGTAAAAGCATTAGAAAGAAAATATAGATCATTGCAAACTAGACATAGAAATAAAATGAAAAAACAAAAGTCTATTGCAAATAGAAAAATAAATGAAACAGTAGAAAATGTAAAAGGGGTAAGAAAAGTCACTAGAGAACAAGATGGCGTATCTATGACAACTTACGAATAATATAATGAAAGTAGCGATTATTGGTTATGGAGTAGTTGGTAAAGCAACTCACAAAACAATTCAAAGACAACACGAAGTAATGATACATGACCCACACCAGGGTAAACATTGTATCTATCAAGAAGCAGATGCTGTGTTTATATGCACACCAGAACCATCTGTTGATATTTACACTAAGAAACTTACAAATCACCCATGTGTGTATATCAGATCAACGATACCATTTACATGGGTTAAAGATACAAACTTTGCAGTGTACCCAGAGTTTCTAACAGAGAGATACGCTGATTACGATGCTTTGTATCCTAAGACATCTATAGTAGGTGGAACACCAGAACAGTTTAATATGTTAAACAAAGTTTCTATTCATAGTAATTTTCATTACACAACACCAGAATATGCAATGTTGGCAAAACTATCAACAAATGTATATTTTATTCAGAAAGTTACTTTTGCTAATATGCTTTACAACTTATGTAAAGAACATGGATTAGATTACAACAAATTAAAAGATACCATGGCTGCAGATGAGCGTATGTGGATACATGATCATTTTGATGTACCAGGTCATGACGGAAAATTAGGGTGGGGTGGTAAATGTTTTCCTATGAATATTGAAGTGATGAAAGGACTTGTTAATACAACTGATTTTAAATTCTTAGATTCACTAATTGATTATAATGAAACACAAAGAAAGAAAGATATATGATTATAGTAGCAGGCGACAGCAATCATCATCCTAAGTATTCTGATTATACAAAAAATAATATTTCTGTTTGGACAGATATGTTAGATATTGAAGTGGATAATGTTTCTAAGTCTGGTGTAGGAAATGATTTTATATGTGATGCTGTTCTTAGATCAATACAACAAAAACAAATAGATCATGTATATGTGTTTTGGTCAGAGTGGTATAGAGTATTAAAAACACCAAACAAAGAAAGCCAAGAATGGTTACAGACTATAAGTGATGAAGAATTTAAACAAATAGCAAATTTAAATATAAATCTATTTTACTCATTACAATCAGCACTAAAACAAATGAATCTAAATTATACATTCTATCAAGACTTATGGCCATGGCCACATATGAAAATAGATAAAATGTTTGAAGCTGCAAAATTCATAATACAACATCCTTTATATGATTTAATAGATAAAGACAGATTTTGGGGTTGGCCTATACACCCAGACCTTGGTGGAAGATGTTTATCAAATTTACAGCATGATCAATTATCAGATACAAATAGTCACTATGGACAAAAAACACATGATTTCTTTGCAAAGAATATTATTGACAAAGGTATGAGTTTATGATAGGATTATTTTTTATAGGAATTGTAGTGACAGTTATTGTAATGTATGTATTAATAAAGGTGAGAGAATATGACTAAACTAAAAGTGTATCACTGGCCGCATGAAACACTAAATCAAATTAGTATTCCATGTGAACCTAGTTCGTATAGTGATGAGTTTGAAAAAGAATTAAAAACACTGATGGTTGAATCTGGTGGTATTGGATTGGCTGCAAATCAAGTTGGAATAACAGAAAGATTTTTTTGTATTGGTTGTAGTTACTTTGTACATTTTAAAGAACCGACAGTAATATACAACCCAATGATTATTACACAAGCAACGGAAGAAATGGTTGATGAAGAAGGTTGTTTATCATTTCCAAAAATATTAGTAAAAGTTAAAAGACCAAAAGCAATTGAGGTTGCATATCAAGACAATAAAGGTAAAACGCATACCGCAAAATTGGTTGGCTATGAGGCAAAGTGTTTTCAACATGAGAACGATCATCTAGATGGTATTACTTTTAACATGAAAAGTAAAACAAGATGGTCAATGAAAAAAGTAATTAGACCAAAGAAAGTACAAAAGGACCATAGGTTTATATAATGCAATTTCAACAAATTATTATCGCATTGATACCACTGTTTCTTATATTTGGTCTGATTGGTTTTATGCTTTATGCATGGAACAAAGAACAACCAAACAAAAGAGAGGATGATAATGAGTAATGATATATTAGGTTATTCATCACACGATTGGCGTAAACATACAGATAACGCAGTTGTTGTAGATGATAGAGAATATGAACAATTGAAAGCAAATAATTGTAGAGTTATTTTTACTAATCCAAAAACATTAAAAGAGGAATCTGTTGATGTATCAAGATTGATTAGAGTATTTGTCAACAATAGAGACGACTTGAAAAGGAGTGTAAAATGAGCAATCAACGAAAAGCAAACTATCAAAGTAAACCAGATCAACCATCAAGTGAAATGGCAATCATGAAGTTTTTTAAGGAAGCATCAAGACAATTGATAAGCGAAGGCAAAGAGGACGAAGCGTTTTATTTTGAACAAATGGTAGATTGGTTGCAATCAGGTAAGAAATTACCAACAGACGAACAAGGAGTAACTAAGGCATTAGGAATATAATGAACGACTTAAAACTTAACGATAAAATCAAAGCATTAAACTCATCTAGAGTATTCAAGAAGATTACCCCTAAGTATGATGCATCATGGTATATTAAGTGGGTATCATCATTTTTAATTCTAGCTGCAGTGGCGTGTAGAGCAACAGGCACTATGCCAATGTTTGATCTATGGTTTAGTGTGTTTGGTACAATTGGTTGGTTTACAGTAGGAATGTTATGGCATGATAGAGCATTAATATTATTAAATGGTGCTCTAGCATTAATATTAGCAATGGGATTAATGAAGGCATATTTAATATGAAAAAAGAATACGAGAGATACACAGTACATAGAAGTGAAAGAGTTGCAAAGTTTTGGGCAAACAAATCAAACGGCACATATCTAGGATATAAAGATGATGTTGGTTATACTTACGCAGTAGAAAAGTCTGGCACTACTAAACTTGGTCATGACAAAGGTGGATATATAGTAGGTTACAAAGATAAGGAAGATTTTGTAGTAAGAACAGATTGGAAGTAAGTTGAACATTTATATCAATCCATTATTTGAAGAGTTGTCAGACAATCACATACCGACAAAAACATGTCGCAGATGTAACGAAGTAAAGCATAAGAAACTCTTTGCTCATAGATCATACAATAAGAACGGTGAAGCAGAATATAAGAATTACTGTATAGAGTGTGATAAGAAATCATCTAAACAAGTTGCATTGATAAAGAAACAAATCGGGGCAGTACCTGATAATCATCTATGTGATTGTTGTAAGAGATCAGAAAAAGATATTTTAAATGCGTATAAGTTGTTTCAAGGAACAATGAAGAAAACAGTTTGGACTTATGACCATGATCATAAGACAGGGAAATTTAGAGGAATCATATGTCAACCATGTAATTCAATCATGGGTAATCTACAAGACAATGAAGATATAGCAATCAAAGTATTATCATATGTAAGGAAACAGTTATGAAAATAATTGTTGGTGGAGATTCTTTTTCAGATAAAAATCAACCAAAATATGCAATGCCTGAACCACTTGATTTTAAGATGTGGCCAGAGATTGTAGGTGAAAAACTGCATTGTGAAGTTATTAATACTGCTAGAAGTGGATATGGTAACCATGCAATATATCATAGAACACTAGAAGCAATAATGAATAATGATGTGAGTCATGTATTTGTTATGTGGTCTCAATGGACAAGACAAGATTTTTTAGTGAATAGTAATAGAGAATATGTAAGTATCAATACATGGGAAGGTCTTTATAGGTGGGGTCGTGATGTTAAAACATATCAAGATGTTGAGAATACATTAATTGAAAAATGGTATGATGATAGTTTTAGTAAAAACTTTCCTATACAAAATAACTCAGCATCAATTCCTACTATGAAACAATACACAAACACGAACATAAATTACATATATGCTTTAAAAGTCATATGTGAAAAATTAAATATACAATATATTTCTTGTCAAGGAACGGATACTTGTATTTGGCCACCAAGTCTTATAACACAACACCCACTTGGTAATGAAGCATATAAAGGATTTAGTATGGCAGAGTTGCTTACAAAAGAATATGGTAAAGATGGTTATATAACTAGTGATGTAGATAATCACCCAAATGAAGTTAGTCAAAAATTTATAGCAAATAAAATGTTAGAGTATGCAAATGAATAATGTATTAGTATCATATTTTCCATGTGAATTTGGAGATTGGTTAAGATACCTCATAGCAGAGCATGAGGGATTTGAAAAACTTGATGTGGTTACTAGACTAGACGTTGATAACATGCCAGTCTTTGGTGTTACAAGCAGTGTTAAAGAAAGACGACATAACAAATTTATGTTTCTAGATGTAAAGAAAACAAGCACTGTAGAAGACTTATATTCTCAAATGAATACGTCAGGTTTGCGACAGGTATTAAAACCAGCAATTACGGAAAATGAAAATAGTACGAATTATGAATATGTAAACTATCATAAGAACAAGTCACATAGTCTATTATATGACCCAGAACAATACGGAATGGAAAATACTACAAAATACTATGACGCAGTAAGACAAACAAACATGAGCATCATATTTGTTAAACTCAATCCATTATCGGAATTATTTGAGACATATGTTAAGAGAAAGACAGTTTACTCTAAACACAACGTACTATCGGAAGAAGCATTGCGATATAGTTGCCAAAAGAGTTATATACATAATCAGTATCCTAAACACGAACATAATCATGTAGTAGAGATCAACAATCTTGCAGATGAGGATGAAGAGGAGTATCAGAAACTAATCACGTTTCTAAAAGTAAAACCCTTGAGTAATTGGAAATCATACGCAAAAGAATTAGAAAAGGTAAAACTATGAGTCATGTAAAACTAATATCCTATACATCTAACGGAACAGATGACACTTTACAAGAGATTGTCGCACATTGCGCTAGAGTATCGAACCCATCAAATCAAAATAACAAATCAACAGCGCAAAAACTATTAAACTATCTCAAGGAACATAAACATTGGAGTCCTTTTGAAATGGTCAATATCTGTCTAGAGATCAATACAACAAGAGATATTGCAAGACAGATACTAAGACATAGATCATTTACATTTCAAGAGTTCTCACAAAGATATGCTAATCCTAAAGACCTTGATACTATGTTTGTTAATAGAGAGTGTCGCCTACAGGACAAGACCAACCGTCAAAACAGTATAGAGATAGAATCTGATCCAAGTACGGCTGAAAACTCGGGCTATTTGGACCTTATCACAGATTGGCAACGTAAACAAGCATCGGTGATCAATGCTGCAAGAGAAGCGTACAATTGGGCAATAGAACATAATATCGCAAAGGAACAAGCAAGAGTGGTATTACCAGAGGGATTAACAATGTCGAGAATGTATATGAATGGAACATTAAGATCATGGTTACATTACTTTGAAATAAGATGCAACGCAGATACGCAAAAAGAACACAGACAAATTGCCACAGAGTGTAGAAGCATTGTAACAGATTTAATTACATAACACTAAATAGTAGTATGAAAGTACTATTAACACTAATACTATGCAGTGGAGTAGCTGGAGAATGTCTAACACCATTTAATTGGCCAGTAGAATTCGATAGTTATTACGAGTGTATGCAAGCAGGCAATGTACAAGCATATCAGAAACTAGAAGACATTGGCCCAGAAGAAGTCAACGAATATCACATGTATGTAAAGTTTCTTTGTAGTCAATCAGAGAAAATGGAGACGTAATGAGTAAATGTACGCAATGTCATTGTGATTGTCACTGTAATAAGGAATTACACGTTCCAACAGATACACTAGATACGGGTGGATTATGTGTATGTGAGGAGTGTATATGTACAGATGTAAGTAAAGAAGACGGAATCCCACACTACGAGCACTAATCGGAAGAAATCGGAAAAGGTTAAATAAAACATTAGGTTGATTGGGTTAAATCCTGCAGCCTATCGGCAATTTTTCTAAGAACAGACGAGATTTATATCAGAGACGCACACAGCGAACACACAGCAGGCGCCGGCCGGCATACGCATCAGCAACACTATAAGCATAGCACACCGACTGCAGCGTATGCTAGGTCACGGATGGAACAGGTCCAAGATGGAAACTTTTTTCGTATATAACCAAATTAACCCTTGACAAGTTTTGTATAAACCTGTATAATCACTCTGTGAGTCATAAGAATAATAGTATAATATATGGGTCTTAGAGTACTCAGCACATATATACAGCATTATGACATGGCATCATCCCAACTATTATAAAGAATTAGAACGCATTCGGAAAGAAGAAGAGCGTAAAGAAAAGAATAAAAAGGCCTTGACAAAGGCGAATAACTCTGATATAGTACAAAGACAAGATAAGGAAAGCATCAGCGATTGCTTAGAGTGATTCCTTTCTTGTTCTCTACGGCCGCTTTGAATTAAGGATGTTGTGGCCCACAGAACCGTTCTGGTGAAAGTTCCTCAATGGAGGTGTGGGGTGGAAGTTTCGAAGTGTGTCGTAGAGTGCTTATCACCGTGTACGCAGTAATTGTACTACGGCCTTATATCTGAGGTGGTGGTGGGTAATCTATAAAGTACAGTAGACCTTTAAATATATTCAACACACCGAATCGATTATTATCCTAGACACCCTACCCCCCTAAAACTGAGCGATAGTACAACACATTAACTCTCTGAAAAAATTGGGAAAGTATTTTACCCTTGACTTAGTAATGCAATCACGTTATAATACATTATCAAATCGAAATGGTGTTTATGTTCCCTTAGCTCAGCTGGATAGAGCAACTGCCTTCTAAGCAGTAGGTCGTAGGTTCGACTCCTACAGGGAACGCCATTCGTTTCTTTACTTTGTTTCTTGTGATTTTTCTTCGTATGTATATGGACACCCACCCCAATCTTCGTTATCGTCATTAATGATAACACCTCGATTATGTTTCTCTTGCAGATATTGTTTTTCTTGTTCGTCCATACAATTACTTATAATATATGTTGTCAATAATTTACAGGTATTTTGTAAATCGAGTCAATAATTTGTGTAGAATCCTTGACAACAATTTACAGATGTTCTATCTTTGTTCTTTCCTAGCCCCGAAAAAAGCGTTGCAATTCCTAGCGTTTTTCTCTATTGACAAGGGGGCGGTTTTCTGTTACTATATTCTTATATGATAAAAAACTATACTATGAAAAAGAACGCAGTACGATTAAGAAGACTAGAGTCTCGTATTGTTACTGCGAAGAAACTATTGTATTCTGATTACAATGCAAGAAGATCGTTGTTTGATGTAATGCAAGAGTTAAAAAATAAACCAATCGTGAGAGGAGTATATGTTCATGGATAACTTTGTAATAGAAGTCAAAACTTATATGAATGATCTTATAAGTAAAAGTGTAAAGAACAAAACTAAACTTTGGGATTTACCGACTAAATTAGATATACTAAAAAAGGTTCATAAGAAATACGGAAACTTTGGGTCGGACATCGCAAAGGCGGAATGGAAGAAAATCAAAGAATCAAATGCAAGGGAAATGATATGAAAAAATTTAAAGACTTTGTAACACTTGTTCTTGGATGTTTAATCTTTTTACTATTGACGGAACCTGCACGAGCGGATACACAATGGATAACTGTAAAAGATAGTTGGGAAGTAATACGAACAGAAAAGATATATGTCAATGTAGAAAAGAAAACAGAGACAGGAAGAGTATATACTTGTAAAGATGTAAAAGATCATTCAGATGCAATCGGAAAAGCAATGATACTAGCAATCGCAGGTTCGATGATTGATAGTGAACATGCCATCCTTGGCGCATTCACAGGACTCGTCACAGGCAATTCTGAATTGAAAAGAGTATGTTACGATGAGATACAATACGAAACACACGTTATCAAACAATACTCACATACATTAATTACCCTATCAAATGGTAAAATAGAAGTTCAAAAGAAGATTATAGAATAACTTACGTTATAAATAACTATATAAATAATCTTATCTAGTAGGAGAATAAAGTATTATGAGTATAAAAGTAAATTGGTTGATTGCTCACAAACCCGTTAATCTGTTTATAAGAACAGCAAAAGCATTTCAACAAGCAATTCAACAAGCATCGCATGGAAGATATGAAATCGTAATCCATGAAAAAGAAAGTGAAGAGCATTTCCTAGCAGAGACAGGCAAACAACCTGTTGATGCATTATCAACAAACGATTATCAAATGTCACAAACCGAAGTGTATAAAATCGGAACAATGCACGAAGGTGTAAAAGACTTCCTAGCATTAGACTTACCCTTTCTATTTGAATCACATGATCACTGTTCAAAAACAATGGAAGGTGCAATCGGAAAAGAATTAAATAACAAATTATCTAAACATCTTAATGTACAAGGACTAGCATATACTTACTCTGGCGGATATAGAAACTTTGGTTCAAACAAAGAAATTACAAACCTAGCAGATTTACAAAATTCAAAGAAAGTAAAAGTTGGCGGAAATCCTGTCTGTCAAGATTATTTAAAATCACTTGGTGTTGACTTATCAAATCAAGTTATTCAATCAAACAAAGAATGGTTACAAATGTCAGACCTAGATGCAGAGTCAGTTGAAAATACTTATACAAGATTTCCCGAAGCTCAGTATTGGTTAAACACAAACCACAATATGTTTATTACAGACATCATGGTATCAAATGAATTTTGGAATACATTGTCGGAAGAAGATCAAGAGATTTTTTCAAGTGTTGCAATCAAAGTAGCAAGACTAGAAAGAAAATGGTCAGAGGAAGATCATGATAATTACGAATTAGAATCTAAGAAAAACGGAAAAACAATTACACCAGTTTCAGAAATAGATAAAGCAAAGATGAAAGAATTAGCAATTCCTGTTTACGAAAAGTGGAACAAAGAGTTTTCAAAACTATTAGTATCTAAAATTAAAAGATACGCAGCATAAGGAAATATAAATGGCAAATTTTTGTATATCAGGTCAACTTCAAGAATACAAGGGGTTCGCACACTACCTAGTCTATCAAACTTTATTTGCAAGTATTAGAAATAGTTCTCATATTAATATGATAACAGTAGAGGGTGTTAAAGATTACGAATACGTTCAACCATTTAAAGATAACGTTGGCGTTGACGAAGACGCAATGAAAGCTGATGATGATACTGCTAGAAAAAAAGCATTAAACAGAGTTTACGCTATGCCAAACTATGCGGCAGGTTCAAATCTTAAAACACAAATTGATACAGACATTGCAGCTATTAATAAATCTTGGGGTTCTGATTTAACAGTAGATAAAATTGTTTATTCAGTTAGACAAATTACAAACTATGGTACTGAATTATACGGAGCGCCTTGGTTAAAAACTGAAACTGACTCAGTAGTTACAACTGATTATGATAAAGTAAAAGCCGCAGGCGATAAAGTAATTCATGTAACTTGGAATGATACATCTGATTCAAATAGTCATTGGTTAAAAGCAATGGCAAGATACGAAGCAATGGCAGGTGGCGAAAGTGTTAATTGGGACGAAAGAAAAAAAGCATACGCAAGAAACAGATTAGCAATTAATCACCCAACAGGTGATAATGATTACTCTTTAAACATCGATAAGATTTTAGACAAAGATGAAACTGAATATGCTAACCTTTGTACGTTCTTAGGTGTTAGTGCTTTATCTGCAGCGACTTGGAAAACTTATGTAGATACATACTTGACAGCGATTGCATAACCTGTTATACTTTTTTTATTATGAAATTGTCGGACTTTATTCAAACAAAAGATTATATTGAATGCGTTGAAAGTTATCCTTTTGCGATACGCAATCTACTACCCGAAGCAAAATCATACCATATCAAACGACACTCTGGTCAAACCGTAGATTATCAAATCGATCTTGAATTAACCACAATGGAAAATGTGGGAACCATTCATACTTCAAATGTAAATGCACCTATGACCGAATGGAAGATGCATGAGAAATCTGAAACTTACAAATGGATTAGTGATCGTGCTTGTGATATTGCAAAAGACATATCCAAAAAAATGGCAAAGGTAGATTTTAAAACAATTGATTGTTGGGGAGTTTACTATAGAGATAGTGATTGGACTAAACGACATTCACATTGGCCATGCGTTTATGCATTTGCTTATTATTTAAAGGTACCAGAAAAACCAGCGCCGATTGTTTTTCCTACTGCAAACTATGAATACAATCCTAAAGTTGGCGATCTAGTTTTATTTCCTGGCCAGATACAACATGAAGTCAAACCTGTTGAGGGTGAAAGAATTATGATCTCTGGTAATTTGATTGTAGATTATAAATAATCTCAAGGAGTATTAAATGAATTATCACATGGGGCTTGATGGATTTATATGGTTCATCGGTGTAGTCGAAAATAGAAACGACCCATCTAAAATGGGAAGAGTACAAGTTAGATGCGTATCGTTTCACACAGACAATAAAAATGATTTACCAACTGAAGATTTACCTTGGGCAACTACTATGTTACCAACTACATCCTCAGCCAATTCTGGCCTAGGTACTAATCCATTTTTAGCTGAAGGAACATGGGTACTTGGTTTTTTCTTAGATGCCAAGAACAAACAACAGCCTATTATACTTGGAACACTACCAGGTAAACCCTCATCGTTAGGAGACATTACAAAAGGATTCAATGACCCTAATGAAAGACCAGATGAAGAAGGTGTAAGTGTTTATCCCTTAGTTGCAGGCGAACCTGATATTGATAAACTTGCTCGTGGTGAAAACACAATCGATAAAACAACTAATCAGACAAAGGATGTGAGCATTGCAAATTCAACGACAACTTGGAACGAACCCGATAGTGCCTATAAAACAACCTACCCTTACAACAGAGTTTTTAAAACAGAGGCAGGTCATGTCAAAGAATACGATGACACAGAGGGCGAAGAAAGAATACATGAATACCATAAGGCTGGAACATTCTACGAAATCGACAAAGACGGAAACAAGTCTACCAGAATTGTTAAAGACAATTATGAAATTATTGCTGGTACCAATTATGTTAATATTAAAGGGAGTTGCAATCTTACTATTGATTCCAATGCACATACTCATGTTAAAGGAGACTACGAATTGCAAGTTGACGGAAACCACACAATCAAAGTGAAAGGCAATCTTGATGTTGATGCAACCAAGATTGATTTAAATTAATGATAGAAATTATTTGGCATTTATTCTTAACAGTATGCAGTGGGTCAACATGTATTAATCAAGATATACAGTGGTTCGATAATCAAACACAATGCGAACAAATGCTTCCACAATACACAGCGATACCTGCTGATGGTGATTGGGATACAGTGGAATATGTTTGTAAACCAATACACTCGCAAGGAACGTAATGGCCGAAGTAACTAGAGTAGGATTAGATAAACACGTTGGTCATGCAAGTCCAACCCCAAATCCATTTCATCAAACAGCATACTCAACAGGTTCAGAAAACGTTTTTACAAACGGTGCAAAGACAACTCGTATCGGCGACACTACTTCATGTGGAGACCCAGCGACAGGTGGTTCTAGTACAGTATTTGTAAACGGAAAAGGTGTTCATCGAAAAGGAGACGCAACGGGTGGACATGGGAGTTGGGTTGCCAACTCGTCAGCATCTGGTTCTGATAATGTATTTGCTGGTGATTAGTCTTATTATCATTATAAATAAATGATAGTAGGAGTTTTCAATGGCACACGCAAACACTGTAGCAGGACAAATAGGTACAGACGCACAGTCAACAAACGAATCTGACAAGTCATCTAGACAATTCAGTGATCTAGATTTATTTTTTGCAAAAAATAGTGTTGGATTTGATGTTAATAAAGTCACCGATATACAAGCGGTCAAACGATCTGTCCGTAATCTTGTTCTTCTTAATCAGTATGAAAAACCTTTTCAACCTCAAATATACGCAGGGGTTAGAGAAATGTTATTTGAAAACATGACGCAGGTCACAGCGATTGTTATCGCAAGAAAGATCGAAGATGTCATTAATAATTTTGAACCAAGAGTTAGATTAAACAATGTAAAATGTTATCCTAATTATGATAATAATGCTTATGATGTTACAGTGGGATTTTATGTAGTAAACGCACCAACTGAATTAGTTGAGTTAGATGTAATGTTAGAAAGATTAAGATAATATGGCAACAACAGTAAATAAAAAAAGACTTAGAGTTACAGAATTAGACTTTGATCAAATTAAAGAAAACTTAAAGTTATTTTTAAAAGCACAAACAGAATTTAAAGATTACGACTTTGATGGTTCAGGTATGAACATCTTGTTAGATACTCTTGCTTACAATACACACTATCTAGGTTACAACGCTAATATGTTAGCAAATGAAATGTTTTTAGACAGTGCATCATTAAGATCATCTATTGTATCACACGCAAAACAATTAGGATATGAAGTTGGTTCATCAAGAGCACCAAAAGCAATATTAAGTATTTCAGTTAAGACAAGTGCAGCTTCAATTACGATGCCTGCTGGAACAAAATTCTCAACATCATTAAGAGGTGACACATATAACTTTGTAACTATATCTGATATTACACAACCTAAGTTTGGTAATTCAGTTAACTATGATTCAATTAATGTTTATGAAGGTACATATGTTGAAACAAGATATGTAGTTGACACATCTGATTTAGAACAAAGATTTGTATTAAGAGATAACAGAGCAGACACTTCTACTCTTACTGTTAAGATAATTAATTCTTCTACTGATAGCACAACTACAACTTATACAAAAGCAACAGACATAACTCAACTAGTAAATAATTCTACTGTTTACTTTTTACAAGAAGTCGAAGGTGGAAGATATGAAGTTTACTTTGGTGATGGTGTAGTTTCAAAAGCAGTTGAAGATGGTAACATTGTTTCTTTATCATACGTTGTAACAAACAAGACAGAAGCGAATGGGGCTAGTAATTTTACACCACCAGGCACAATTGGTGGAGAGAGTGATATTTCAATCACAACAATTTTAAGAGCTGCAGGTGGTGCCGAAGCAGAATCATTAAAATCAATTAAATTAAATGCACCATTAAATTATGCAGCTCAAGGAAGAGCAGTAACAACATCTGATTACGAAACTTTTGTTAGAAAACTTTTTGCTAATACACAAGCAGTTTCAGTCTTTGGTGGAGAAGAAGGTTCATACGACCCATCAACAGGTGTATCATCTACACCAGAATATGGTAAAGTTTTTATATCAGTAAAATCAACAACAGGTGCAAACTTAACTTCTACTCAAAAAACACAATTAGTAAATGATTTAAAACCATACACTATTGCATCTATCACACCTGAAGTGGTTGACCCAGAGACTACATTTATTAGATTAAGTTCTCAAATTAAATTTGATTCAAATTCAACAACAGATAGCGCTGACGCTATTGTAACATCGGTTACAACTGCATTAACAAATTATAATACAAATACATTACAAACATTTAATTCACAATACAGAGCTTCAGCAGTTTCTAGAATTATTGATGAATCAAATACTGCAATATTAAATAACACAACAACAGTTAAGTTATCTAAATTCTTTACACCATCTGTAGGTTCAACAACATCTTATAACTTATCATTTAACAATGCATTACTAAACCCAGAGAGTGGTTATCTTGCAGCCACTGGTGGTATTGTTACATCATCTGGTTTTAAAGTTGGAACAGATACAACATCGGAGTTCTTTTTTGACGATGATGGTGAAGGCAATTTAAGAAGATATTCTTTAGTAGGAACAACAAGATCATACGCAGACTCACAAGCAGGAACAATTGATTATGCGTCTGGTGTAATTAAAATTAATAATATTAATATAACTTCAATTTCAAATATTGATGATGCTACTTCCACACAAATTAGATTAGTGGTGACACCAAACTCTAACGACATTGTTCCTGTTAGAAACCAAATACTAGAATTAGATTTAACAAACACAACTATAACTGCCACAGCAGATACGGAAGCTTCGTCTGGTAGCACATTCTCTACATCAGGTAGTGGGTCAACAGCATCAACAACTGTATCAACTTCTGGTGGTTCTTCAAGCTACTAGAAACAATGAAAGACGAACCAACTTTAAAAAATAAACTATCGCCCCTTATCAAAGGTCAACTGCCTGATTTTATTCAGTCAGATCACGATGTCTATGCTTCTTTTGTAAGAGATTTTTATAAGTTTCTAGAGAGTGCTAAGGTTACATATACTGCAACAACAAATTATGTAATACAAGAACCTGAAACTAAAGCATATATTCTTTCAGAGAATGGAGTTCTAGGAGCACCAATAGATAGAATGGTGTTAGAGGATTCTGTTGAGTTCATAACAGGGGAAACAATCAAAGGTCAAACATCTGGTGCAGAGGCAACAGTCGTTGTTGAAGATGTTAGAGGTTCAGCATTATACATTTCTGCTAACCAAAGATTTGAAATTGGTGAAACAATTAAAGGTTTAACTTCTGGTGCAGAAACATCGTTAGACACATACAGAGCAAATCCTGTACAAAACGTACAACAACTTTTAGAGTATGCTGATATTGATAATACAATACTTCAATACTTTGATCAGTTTAGGGAATCATTTTTAAAAGTTATTCCTAATACATTGGCATCTGAAGTATCAAAAAGAAAATTAATTAAATCAGTTAAAGATTTATATTCAGCAAAAGGAACGTCTGAAGGTCACAAAGTCTTTATGCGTTTATTACTAAACGAAACTGCAAATATATTTTATCCAAATGAAAATATGTTAAGAGTTTCAAATGGTAATTGGAAACAGAAAATAAAAATTAGATGTGTATCAGATGGTCTTGGTGCATCTTCAGAAATACTTAATCAAGTTATTACAGGAAAAACTTCTGGTGCTACAGCTGTTGTCGATGCAACTGCAACATTCCAACAAGGAACAGATTCAGTTTCAGAATTAGAATTAGAAAATGTTAATGGTACATTTGAGACTGGCGAAAAGATTGAAGCAACTTCAAATGAAACAGATACTAAAATTACATTTACAGTTAAGTCAGCAGTTACAGGAACAAATTTAGATAACGATGGTATTCTTCATTCACTTTCAGAAGCATTAGTTATTGATACTGACAAAGGTAATGGATTTGCAGATGTTTTGGTTGATACAATCAAAGAGGGTTCAGTAAGTTCAGTCTTTATTCAAGATGCTGGTAATGCATATGAAGTTGGAGACAAAGTAAACTTTACAGGTGGAATTGGAATTACAGCCGCAGATGGGTTTATATCTGCTGTTGGTGGTGCGTTCTTACTTGAAGACGGAACAGGTAATATACAAAGAGAAGTAGGAACAGTAAATAGTGAAGAACCATTTAAGGTTGCATTAGAAAAGAAAGATTTATCAGATGGTCCATACTACGTTTATGGTACTGCTGAATACGGACAACTTGGTGCAGGTAAAGAAGGTTATTTCTATCCATTATATTTAACAGCCGCAGGTGCAGGTGGAACAAGTAATTCACATACACACACATTTTCAGAATACCCAGATGTTGTTTTCCATATGCCATCTACACAAATGAATCATGCTGTTTCTGATTTACCTACTAACAATACAAATACTGCATGGCCACCTAAGGTTGAAGATAATATTATATTAGATAGAACAGACTCTTCTGGTTCAGATGCTGGCGATAAGATAGAAACAAACGAAGTTCAACTTTCTCTTGATGCATTTACAAATGATGGTGATGTTCTTATATTAGAAAGAGGAACATTTGTCACAGAAGCAGAAGCAACTTCTATTAACAGAATTTTCTTAAATAGTAAAGGACAAGGATACACTTCTCTTCCTACAATATCTATTGATAGTGTAGATGGTACAGGTGCTAAAGTTATTGCATTAACAGAGGATATTGGTGCAGCTGTTTCACTTAAAATAAATGATAGTGGATTAAATTATGATGCAGTTGATTTGCCTGATGCTAGATTTCAAGCTCACTTTATATTAAAAGATGTAACAGGTTCATTTCAAGCAAACAATACTTTAACATCACATACTGGTACAGTAAAAAAATGGAATGCTGATACACAACAATTAGATGTTACATTTGAAGATATTAAAAAAATTGACATGGAGTTGTCAACAGATTTTAGTTTGCCATTTATATTAGAAGATCAAGATAGTGCAAATAATGAAAGCAATATCTTAATGGAAGATATACAATTAGTTGATACTACAATTAATGATAATATTGTTTTAGACGGAACAAGTGTTACACCAGCTCCTACAAGATTTGTACAAACAGATGTAAAAATAAAACAAGAAAGTATTGGTGTATATAAATTTATTATTGATAATGTTGAACAAAAAGAATTAATTTTAAATCAAGGATTTACTTACAAATTTGATTTATCAGACTCATCTTTGTTTAGTGAAATTGCTACAACAAATCATCCATTAGTTTTTAGTTTAACCGAAGATGGTACACATGCAAGTGGGTCAGAATATACTAGTGGTGTAACTAAGTCAGACATTACAGTTGCACTAGGAACAGAAGGTGCATTCATTCAAATTGTAGTTCCTTTAAACTCACCAACACTATTTTATTATAATACAAATTATTCTGGTGCAGGTGGTAGATTC